GATAAACAAGGTATTCAATTAATCCATATTTTTGAAGATGAATGGGTTAACACACCAGAAATTGTTAAATCAAGATTAAAAAATCTATTAAATCTAACTGAAAATAGAATTTATGGTAGAGAGTGTATTATAGATAATATAAGTAACTCAGAGAGTATTAAATTTCTTAATGATAATCACCTACAAGGTGGTATAAATGCAACGCATCACATTGGATTGCGTTATAAGGGTGAATTGGTTAGTATTATGTTATTTAATAAACCTAGATTGGGTATTGGACAACAAAAATATGATTTTGAATTGTCTAGATTTTGTAATAAATTAAACACAAATGTTATTGGTGGTGCATCAAAACTTTTAAAACATTTCATACGTGAAAATAGGCCGAAAGAAATTGTTAGTTATGCAGATAGAAGATGGAGTGATGGTGGATTATATAAAACATTAGGTTTTGAAGAAATTAGAATCAACAAACCTAATTATTGGTATGTTATTAATAAAAATCGTAAACATAGATTTGGTTTTAGAAAAGATAAATTAATTAAAGAAGGTTTTGATGGAAATCTAACTGAATGTGAGATAATGAGTAATAGGGGTTTTAATAGAATTTATGATTGTGGAACTATTACATATAAAAAAACTCCTTAATAAATCATTAAGGAGTTTTTTATTATATTAATACTTTATATGTCCTCGAATGAAGCACCAGTATTCATTACCACAAATTCAACTGTGATGAACTCTAAAGCTCTAGTTGGTTTTATTAAAATTCTACCATTTAATTCACCTCTATCAATTGATTCAGGTGTGTTATCAACTTCTACACGGAAATCTGTAAGACCTCTTTCACTTCTAATGTTTTCAAGAATTGGGTTAACCAATGTTTTGAATTGATTTCTTACTACTTCATCGTTTTGTTCGAATAATAATCTTATTGATACAGCAGATATTAATTTTCTTGCTTGTAATAATAACCTTCTTACGTTAAGTCTGTTTAATGCAGAATCTTTAGTTTGTAAGTTTTTATTACCAAATATAACAAGTCCTTCAGAAGCGAATGTTGCAATTGGGTTAATTCTACCTTCATACAATGTATCTCTTTCATCTAGAGTTAATTTTTTTCTTGCTTTAATCGCTTGCACAACACCTCTTTGAACACCCGCCACAGCAAACCATGGGAATGATACATTATCAGTTAATGCGATATTTCTACACACATCTCTTGTAGGCGGTAAGTAAAGTAATACGTTGTTATCTGTATCAGATACTTGCACCCAAGGCCAGTATGTTGCAGTATAGTTACTATCGATTCCTGTATTATCCAATGTAGAAACTACATCATCAACATCTAAGATATCTTCAGTACCAGCATTTCTATCTGGTGTAGTTACAATATAAATTGAATCACATCTTTGCTCTTCAACCATTTCAATTGTAGCTTCAACTAAATTTGTTTGATTAAATACATCAATACCTGGTGTTGCTAACACATTAATGTTAATAGCTTCAGGGTTATTGAATGTGTTTATAGCTTCAAAATAAGCGTAATAATCGGAAGTTGTTCCTAAATCACCGTTACTCACAACTTTAGTTTCAATTGCAGTACTTGTTATAGCTAAACTACTTTTAGCTCCACCAATTTTGAATGTGTCAGTGTTTGTTCTTTCACTATTTCTAAAGATATCCCACCCATCAAAACCACCGTAAGGTGCCATTGTGAATTTACGAGAATATATCTTTTCGTAGCTAGTACCAACTATTCCAGCATCATCTCTAAGTTCAGAATCACCATTAACAAAGGTGTATCCAGCTAACATACTGTTAGTTGCACCGCTATCCATGTGGAATCCATCAGTAACACCACTTGTTACTGTTAAATCAGTACCTAAGTAATTAAAGAAATTTTGGTCAATACCAACAGTATCAGATAAACCTAAATAAATTTTTCTAATTTTAGAATATGCAGCGTAAGATTGGTTATACCCAATTGAAGGTGCATCAACACCACTATAAATTCTTGATGGAACACCTGTAAAACCAGCTGGGAAAGAAGTTGTAGTATCTTCATCTTCATCCAATTCAAGTAATACATAATTTGAGTTAGATGCATAAAAACCATCTAAAGTACCAATTCTTCTAGCAACGAAGTTATCTGAAGTTGGGTCCATAGTACATCTTGAAAATCTTTCTAATGTAACAGGGTTTGCATCAGTATCATAAAAAGCCCTAATTCTAACATCGAATTCTCTATCATCAGGTTTAATATTTTCAATTGAAACCTTAATTTCAGAGTTTGCAGTATTACCATCAGATATTGTAACTAATCTAAATAATTTTTTAATAACGTTACCGTTAACCTCTGAAACTACCCATGGTGTTACAGCTGGTAAATATTCAGTTTTATAATCTGAAAATATAGACGCATTATCAATTAACCCAACAGTTAATCCAGTCACACCTGAAGTAGAAATTAAATTTTCTAACATCTTTGAATAAATTTCCTCAACATAAATAGGTGCTTGACCTGTTTCAGCGTTAGTACCTAATACTCTAGTAATGAAATTCTTTTTGGTTGAATCAAAAGAAACGTTGTATGTAAATCCAGTACTTGTTGTTGAAGCCCCACTAAGAGTAAACTCAGCCTTAGCATCAGCAGTCAACGCACTTAAACTATCAACCATTCCTAATGCGGTAGTTTGGAATGTTAATGTTTCAGTACCATCATAAGCGGCTCTACTTCTTAAAAGCGCAACCACTTGGTTATTATCAGCTGTTATCGCCCAAGATTGTCCAGCATCATAGCCTGAAAATCCTAAAACTCTAGTCACATACAGTTGGTTTGATTTTGTGAAATATGATTTTGCGATATATGGCAATTCATATTTTGGGTAACCTGTGCTGGCTACTTTTGTTGCGTTAAGACCACCGAAAAACGCTTTGAACTCGTTAAAGTCAGAAACAAAAATTGGTTGGAAAGCTGGACCTTTTGTTGTCTCACCTACCAAACCTAATGTTGTTACACCAACTTGACGTGTTACAAATGATAAATCTTTCTCTGAAGTGTAAACTCCTGGGCTTACGAATACTCTGTTGTTAGAACTCATGTAATTAATATTTTAAAGTTTGTAATTCTTATTTTTAAATAAATATATAAATTTTTATCAAAAGGTTTTATTATATATTACATATATAATAATTAGTATGATTTTTGTCTTAGTTTTATCATACTTCCTCTATATTTATAATAAAAACCCTATGAAAAGGAGTAAAAACTTGAAAATCACACCAACAACACATAAAATTTTAAAAGATTATTGTCAAGACAATGGTCTTAAAATGTTTGGGTTTGTTGAGAAGTTAATCAAGGATGCTTGTAAAAAACAAGCAGACTTATATGGTGAATAACCTCTATATATAAATATGGAAAAAAATTCGTAAAATTAAATTACGGATTATTTGGCTTATTTTTAAGTAATTCAGTATTGACATTCCCTGTATGTTGAATCTGTCCAGTAGCAACCAATATATCATATAACATTTTACCGAATGTATCGGCAGTTTGATGGTCAGCAGTTAATTTATCCCAAACCGCAGCGGCTATCACTGTTGTATCAGCACTAAATGACCTGTACCTGTATCAAAGGTTGCACCAGTGAAGAACTCAAGAGTAGTTCCACTAGTCCCACCGCTAATTAATACGGTTTCAAATACATATGTTCTATTAATATTACTCATTATTTAACTAATCCTTTAATTTCAAATCTAGCTTCTTTAGTTACATCTCTATCAACAGTTAAAGTTATTTCTTGGTTTGCTAAAATATTAAATGGAAGTGTTTGTTGAACTCCATTGATGGCTATATTGACATTTGTAACGTTTGTTACGTATGTTATTGACCTTATTTCAGCATCATATTCTGGTACTATTATAAATTCTTCAGTATAATGGTCCGCTTTAATAACAACGTTTAAAATTATCTCATCAATATCTTTAAATGACCTAATAACTACTTTAGGTTTAAGTTTTTTATCGTATAATTCTGTAAACACTATCATTCTATTGATAGTTGGTACAAATTCATAATCATTTTCATCTAAAATATAACCCAATACTTTCATTTCAAAATTTTGAACATAAAATCTACGTCTATCAAAATCAGTAACCTGACTTTCATCACCAATATTCTCTAAATGTATTGGCATTGGATGACCACTTACGTTGATGTAGTATTGTCTTGATTGAAAAGTAAATTGAGTTTTTCTATTAAACATATTTAAATCTCTCATCCTATTACAGAAAAACCTAACTTCATAAGTTATATCAACTGAAGTTGGTTGAGGGATTTTATACATATCAGCACCTTTTCTACCACCTATATAGGTAGGTACTTTCATATAAGTGTATAGTTTATGGCCTGGAATATTCCATAATCCATTTTGATTTGTTCCAACTTGAATATCAGGTTGTCTAACTATAGTAATGAAGGGAATTTTAATATTTTTGAATTTATCAGCTGTATCCCAAGTTTTATAGAATTCAGCCCATCTTTGGATGGTTAAAAAATAAACAGGGACCTTTACCCCATTAATTTCTATTTCTAAAATTTTATCAACAAAATTAATAAATGTTTGGTCGATATCTTCGTAATAGATACTTTTAGGTAAATAACTTCCTTTATAATCTATATTATCAAGATAATCTTGCCTTTTTTCAGGTCCGATATTTTGATTTATAAATTTTATATTTTTTTTATATCCTTGTGGCATACTAATAAATATAAATGCTTCACTTTATTCTTCCGTAAATCGAATATTACCCCTGTTAATAGTTGGGATATGTTCGAAATCTTCTTCATCTAAAATATATCCCAATACTTTCATTTCAAAATGTTGAACATAGAATCTTCTTTTGTCGAAATCATCTTTTTGACTCTCATCACCAATTTTCTCTAAATGAATTGGCATTGGGTGTGCATTTACATTAATATAAAACTGTCTAGAGTTAAAGGTTGTTTGAACAATTGTGTGTAATTTATTCAAATCTTTCATTCTATTACAGAAAAATCTAACATCATAAGTAATATCAACCGAAGTTGGTTGAGGAATTTTATATGTGTCCATACCCTTTCTACCATCAATAAAAGTAGGTACTTTCATGTATGTATAGACTTGTTGGCCTGGAATATTCCATATACCCGCTTGGTTAGTACCTACCTGAATATCAGGTTGTCTAACTACGGTAATGAAGGGCATTTTTAAGTTTTTAAATTTATCTGAAAATGACCATGTTTTAGAGAATTCAGCAAACCTTTGAATGGTTAAGAATCTTACTGGCACTAATTCACCATCAATTTCTAGGGATAATTCTTTATCAATAAAATCGATGAATGTTTTATCGATATCTTCATAGCTCACACCCTTTGGCAGGTACGTACCTTTATAATCTATATCATCAAGGTAGTCTTGTCTTTTTTCAGGTCCGACATTTTGATGTATAAAATTTACTTTTTTAATAAACCCTTTTGGTAGTGGCATAATTTATTTTTTTTATATTCCTTTGAATTCATCTTCATTGGCAAAAGTACAATTGATAATTCTATAAGCACCTTTATAACCCATTATTGTGTGAGCGTTGTCGTAATTCTTTTCACCAGCATTAGTCACATTAAAATAAACAACGTCCGATTCATCAATTGGATACGCTATATAATCACCAACAGTTATATCAACAGCCAATTCGTTTAAATGTTGTACATAAACAATGAAAGTTAAATTACCATCTTCAAGATAACGCATGGAATCTGGATTATATGTTTTATTTTCAGCTTTATCTATAATCGGAACTATATAAATCTCAACGGGAGGTAGAAAATTGATTTCACTAGCACTTGCTTCACCATATAAATCATCAACCTGGGTTGTTTCCCTATCAACTCTATATAAAATTACAGTAAAATTTCCATCACCTTCTATCGCTTCACGACCTAAAGAAATTTCCAAATCAAAATCTCTTTTAGAGAAAAATTTGTTGATTCTTTTAATTGGTACCAACTTTTTCATATTTAAAATATCTTTTTTTACATTTTTTATTATTAGTTATACATTTTGATAAGTAACCAATATTAATATTATTATCTAAAGCACA